ACCCAATACGAGGGTGTGCTCGAAAAGGTGGAATGGCAGAAGGTGAGCGTACATATCGATGATCTTTCGTCATTCAAAACGAAGTCCCCGATCTTCAAGCAGGCCATCGCAGACGCAAAGGCGGCGCAAGAGAAGGGGGACATCGCAAAGGCGAAAGAAGCTATCGAAATTGCGGAAAAGAAGCGCGCGGAACTCGAGAAGAAGAAGGAACAAACCTCTAAATCTTCGTCGGAAACGTGGACGGTAAACAACACACCGCAGAAGGGGCATGCCGAGACGGATTCGTCTACAGTAGAATCTAAGAAAGAGAAGATAAGAGAACTAACTGGAGTTTCCGACGAGCGGAAGATAGACGACTACTACAACGCTGCTTATGGTTTCTCGTATCAATGGGATTATGAGATTAGAAGATACCAAAGCGGATTATTAGACCACACTTTTGTTTCAAGACATGGGCATTCTTACGAAGAGATCAAGAAACGAGCCGAAGATCTTGAAGAGTGGATCGATAGAAGCCCGAAATGGGATGGCGGAACCACCTATCGCGGAATGTGTCTCAGTAAGAAACAGCTGGGTGACCTCATTGACAAACTAATAAGTGAAGAAGGGGCAGGCATGTTAGGCGCATCGTCTTGGAGTACAAGAGAGCAAACGTCGAGGGACTTTTCCGAAGTTGGGTATCACGACGAGATAACACCGTATGAGCTTAAAACCCAAAAGGTCGTTTTGGTTGCGAAGACACAAAAAAATGCGACAAGTCTGCGTTACTTGTCGCGCTTTAAGAGTGAGTACGAAGTGCTTTCCTCGCAGCGGAATAGGTATCGTTTCCTTCGTATGCGAGAACGTGATGGGTATGTTTATATAGAAGTCGAACCGAAATAAAGGGGAAGGGTTCTCTTGATAAATCCTTCAATGACATACTTGTCGCCGCAATCTCGGGATTTCGTAAGGTAACAGAATAGATGTGCGATAAGCTCATCTGAAGCCTTATTTTCCCATGCTGATTTGAAGTTCATCAGCCCGACATTTTCAATCAGACGCAGGAGCTCTTCCGTATCTTGTCCGTAATTCTCGACGAAATCTTTTTCGCCAATCCAAAACAATATCCCAAGCTCGATGCTTTCAATCGAGTCTGGGCACTCTTCCTCTCCCTTATAATACCTACATTGCTTGATTAGCTCTTCTTTTTTCATCATAATACGAAAAATGTTAGTACGCAAAGTTACCCGTTTTTGACCGCATTTTATCATCTAACAGCGTTAAAAATGCTCTAAAACGAGGGAAACGTACCGAAAGCGTACAAATACGTGCAATTACGTTACATTTGGCGTGTTTTACCGAAGTATATGCCAATCAAAAAGAAAATACTACCTTTGTCGAAACACAAAAACTATAAATAGCATGCACAAAATAGCTTTGGACGCGCTGAAGACCCGATTTGAGGGGATCAGCGAATCCGTACTCGACAGAATGGCGAAGAAAATCGCCAAAACTGCCACCACCGCCGAAGAAGTAAAATCCACTGTGGAGGAGGTTACGATTCAGCAAATCATCGATGCCGAAGGCGACCGCCGCGCGACCGATGCTCAAAAGACCGCCGTGGCCAACTACGAGCGGAAACACGGATTGAAGGACGGAAAGACGATCGAGCCGTCCGACCCGAACGAACCAACGGATACGCCCGACGTGAAAGTCCCCGAGGACATGCCGCAATGGGCAAAAGCAATCGTCGAGACGAACGCGAAACTGCAACAGCAACTCTCGGCGATGAGTTCGGAGCGCATCACGAACGACCGAAAACAACAACTCTCGGCCGTCGTCGAACAGCTCCCCGAACATCTGCAAAAGCCCTACGCCCGTATGAAGCTCGACGGCCTTTCGGACGAGGAGTTCAAAACGACGCTTGAAGACGTGAAGACCGAAGTCGGGGGGATCGTCGACAATCTCAAACAAAGCGGACTTGTCTTTGCCCGTCCTTTGGGTGGAGAAAGCAAGGGCGCTCAAGAACTCACGAAGGCGCAGCTGGAAGCAATCACGCATCGGGACGGCACAGCGTCGAAAGACGATCAGCCGTTCTAACAAAAACACACCCTCACAGAACACAGAAAAAACTAGACCAAAATGGGTATGACAGTAAAACGGCGCAAAGACCAGGCGGTGCCTCGCGTCTTTGTGCACAAGGTAGCCGACATTTCGGGCGGCGTATCGGTCAAGACCTCGGAACTCGGCGGCGATTTCCTTTTTGAAGGCACACCCCTCAGCGCTCCCGACGACGGCATTTGCCACGTCGTGAAGCAGGCCGTCGTATCGGCAAAGGTAGAAGCGTCGGGCACTGAGGTGAAAGTAAAGAAAGGCCACCACTTCAAGGTAGACGACGTGCTGCTCCTCAACGTGGGCGGCAAGGCTTCGAAGATTACGAAGATCGACACCTCAAAGAAAGACTCCGACACGCTGACGCTTTCGGCCGCAATCGGAGAAATCCCCGTGTTGTCCGTTGTCGCCGAAGCGAAGGCCGAAACGACGGCCGACGACGCGGAATTGAAACACATTCCCCTTTCCCTTTCGGGCACAGATCGTCCCGTCGTGCAAGGTGACAACCTCGACACGGATGCGTGGCTGATCGGCACGACGCACGGCGCAACGCTTCACCCCGACGTGGAAAAACTCCTCAAGGGCATTGTCAACTATTAAATCTAAAATCCGATGATTACAGATACTTTGATTCAAGGCCTCACACAGCAGATGGTGCAGGCTCGTGTCAACAGCGTCGACGTTCGTCCGTTTTATTTTGGCACACTATTCCCCACTAAAAAAGTCAATGGCTTCACGTGGAGTATGATGAGCAACCAACTCGGACGCAAGAACGTGGCCGCCGACATTCACTCGGACAACAGTACAACCGTGCGCAAGCGCCGCCCGATGTTCGAGAGTGCGAAGGGCGACATTCCGTTTATCTCGATCAGCCGTGAACTCACGCGATCGGAGTTGAAGGAATACCAAGTGGCGCACGCTCTCGCCAAATCCCCCGACGCGGCGCAACTCGTGCAGTATTGGGGCGCTGATGTGGACTTCTGCTTCAACGGCGTGCAAAGCGAGTTGGAGTACATTGCGTTGAAACTCGTGTCCAACGCCGGCAAGCTCGCGTTCAACACCACGACGAACGCCACGATGGCGAATGAGTTCAACCTCGACTACGATGTGGACGAGGATCTCAAAATGAAGACTTCCACGAATTGGGGCAACGCGGCGAACGCCGACGTTATCGGCGATTTGAGGGAAGCCGTAAAAGCCGCCCGCAAGAAGAATTTGCGTCCTCGTTACGCGCTCGTGAACATGGAGACGTTCTACAAGATTTGTTCTTCGGAACAGGTCATCAAGGCTTGCGCGTCGTTCGTTGCCAATGCCGTGGGCGTGGCTCAAACTCCGTCGCTCGAGCAGGTGAACAATATGCTCTCTTCGCAGGCGTTTCTCTACGGTTTGCAGCTGCGCGTGATCGACCAAGACATCACCCGAGAGTCCTCCGACGGCAAGTTCACGTCGGGCAATCCGTTCGAGAACGACCGCGTCGTGCTTTGCGAAACGCCGATCCTCGGTTCTACACAGTACGACGTGCTTGCCGAACCGCAGTTCCGTGGTATCCGCACGGAGCGTGCTCATACGGTAGTCAAGAAGTACGGCGTGGATGATCCCTACTCAGAGGTAACGCTCGGACAAACCGACGCAATTCCCGTATTCGACACGGCGTATCGCAACGTTTATCTCCGCACCGACGGCAAAAACTGGTAACACAACGAAAGCCCGAAACGATGTACACTGTAGAACAAGCCCTTCGGGGCATATCTATGTACCCTCTGCCGAGTGCCACGCTTGACGGCGTGTGCATTCGACGCGGGCTTTCGCGTGATGCCGAAGCGACGACCGACGTTTTCCGAAGCGCAGCCTATCGTCTCGCCGAAGCCGACGTGCTAACGTGGCTCGCCGCCGCTCCGAACATCTCGCAAGGCGGACAAAACTACACGTTCAGCGACGAACAGCGCAAGGCGTATCGAGCACGAGCGGCCGCCATCTTTGAAGAACTCGGAGATCTCGCCGCGCCGTCGTCTAAATACGGATATAAAGGCAACAGTCTATGATCATTCCGAACGGACATTTGGCCGTGAAACGAAAGACGGCATCGGGCATTGACCCCGAGACGGGACACCCCGTGCGGTCGTCGGGCGAATACGTCGGAGCAATCCCGTGTCAATACACCGCGGTGCACTACAATGCCCTCGGAACAACACACGGCGAGCACTTCACCCCCTCGGCCTACACGGTGCTCATCGACGAGCAGCCCTTTGACGGGGAGCAAGTCCGACTGACAGACCGCAACGGCCGACGCGTCGGGGATTTCTCCGTTCAACGTGTAGAACTGCTCGAAGCCGTTTGCCAAATCCGCCTTTGGATCTAAACCAACACGAAGAAATGCCGGTAGTAGACCGAACAGACTACAACGCCATCGAGCGTTATTTCGAATCGTTCCGCCAGAAGTACGAGCAGGCGTTCATTCGCACGCTCAAATACGTAGCACTTCGCGTCGTGACGACCGCCCGACGAAAGGGAAGCTATCTTGACCAAACGGGAAATCTCCGCAGCTCTGTCGGGGCGGTGATCGTGATCGACGGAAAGATTCGCTGGAGTACGAACTTCGAGCCCGCGAAATCGAAAAGCCGAAGCAGCCCGAATGGCGCACCCCCGAAGACCGCAACGAAAAACGGCGGCTACGACGGCCGACGCTTTGCTTCGGAACTCGCGAAGAAATACAGCAGCGGTGTTGCGCTTATCGTCGTCGCAGGTATGGACTACGCCGTACACGTTTCCAACCGCGGACGCGACGTGCTCGACAGCGCCACACTCGAAGCAAAGGATCTCGTCCCGACGATGCTTGCTAAACTATCATCGAACAAAAGAACCTAACCATGGCGAAGACCTCCCGACAAGTACAAGGGGACGTTTACCGCAAACTTCGCAAAAGCCCGATCGCCGAAGTGATCACCGGCGGCGTGTATCGCGAAGGACAGCGCCCGAGAGACAGTCCCAAAGAAGATGCCGTGGTGATCTTCACCGCAGGAACGACGGGCGACATCCAACGGGGCGTTGTGACGATAAACATTTTCGTCCCCGATATTGACCCGTACGACAACGGCGTGCTGACCGAAGACAGCGCCCGAACAGAAGAGATAGAACGCGCCGCACAACGATGGGTGGATTCACTCTCAACGCGCGACTCGAACTATCGATTCCGATTACAACAGACGATCGCCACCGACGAAGCACCCGAGCTACACGAACATTTCATCGTCGTAAGGCTCGAATACGACTTCTTCGGAGACGATGACACAGACTAAACACACACATTAACCACACAAAAACACAGAACTATGGGACAACTCAGCTGGAGATTCGGAAGCCTCCAAACAAAAGTCTCTGAAGGCGGCAAGCCAAAGCCCGGAGTAGCATGGGATAACATCCCCACCCCGAAGGATAAAACCCTCAGAACGTCTTCTCAAGCCGGTGAAAGAACCGAAGCAAAGAACGAGAAAGGAGAACTCGTCGACGCTAAACAAATGCCCGCGTCTGAAAAAATCGAGTTCCAACTCTTTGTCGCGAAGGGCGAAAAGATTCCGTTTAAGGACAAAAGGGGCATTGTTGGAGGAGAGCATGCACTTCGATTCATACCCGACGACCCGACATGCATCGGATGGCAGGCCGATCGCGTCGGAATCACCGTGCTGAAGTCCTCCGATTTGGAAACAGGCATCTTGTTTCAATACGAAGGACTTGTTTACACAGACGCAAAAGGCGAAGGCATTGTGTATGATGTAATCAAAGACGCAGAAAGTGCAGCAAGCTCGAGCGTTACTTCCTCAATGGGCTAATCACGAGAAATGCACAGGCGCGCAAGGAAGGGCACTCGGGTATGTGAGGGCTACGAGTGCAGGTGGTTCGATTCCACCTCGCGCCCCTAAACAACTGATAAAAAACACAAATGTCTAAAACACAAGAACAAAAGGTGGCGGCCGCAGTATTGCAGACCCCGACAAAGATAAAGGTGGGCGGCACGACGTACGAAGTCGAACCGCCCACTCTCGCAACATTGATCACCGTTTCCGAAATCGTGTCCGCGTTACCCACTCCGCCCGACAAGGAAGGGGCGGATGTTATCACCGCGAGTTTGGCCTATGCCGCATCGTGTAAGCCCCTCGGGTTGCTTGCCGCCACGTTGATACTCGGCGCACGTGTGGCGAAGGAGAAAGCCGATGTTTCCCCCTTTGCACGCATCAAGCGTTGGTTCGGGCTGAAGGGCACGGAGGAACGCACACGCGGCGAAGTCCTCGGTGAAGAAATCCTCGAACACTGCACGGCAAAGGACGTGCAAGCGATTGTGGCCGACACGCTGAAGCAGATGGAGATCGCAAGTTTTTTCGCGCTTACCACTTTCCTGAAAAGCGTAAATCTTCTCAGACCGACGAAAGTGGAGAGCGAAACGACAGCGTCTGGGCGATCATCGGAGGAGTAGTCAAGGGCTTTAATCTCTCGCTCGGCTACGTGCTCTACGAATTGAGCTACACGAACCTAATAATGCTCGGGGCGGCTCTTCCGTCCTACGACACGGACAAGGACGAGAAGGGCAAAGACGACGATGTAATCGACGCGAGCGACCCCGCGAATCAAGCACGAGTGCGAGAGCTACTCGGCATAACATAACGAACCATGGATCAAGAAACGGGAAGACTTTATTTTGACGTTCTGCTGAACGACGAATCACTACAACAAGGGCTGCAACGCTCTCGGGAATCGTTCCGCAGCTTAGGCGAAACGGCCAACGCCGAACTGCAAAGCATGGACGGCTTTATGGCAAAGGCTGCGCAAACGGCCGCAGGCTTGTTCGCCGTCGACAAGTTGAAAGACTTTGCGTCGGCCATCGCCACGGTACGCGGCGAATACCAGCAGCTCGAGATCGCGTTTGAAACGATGCTCGGCAGCAAATCGCAGGCCGACGCGCTGATGGCGCAACTCATCGACACGGCCGCCACAACGCCGTTCGAGATGAAGGAAATTGCCGAGTCGTCGAAAATGCTCCTCGCATACGGCATGGCGGCCGACGAAGTGAACGGCACGCTAATTCGTCTCGGTGACATCGCCGCTGGTTTGTCAATCCCGATTAAAGACCTCGCATTCCTCTATGGTACGACCATGGTGCAGGGGCGTTTGTACACACAAGACCTCAATCAGTTCCTCGGTCGCGGTATTCCCCTCGCCGACGAACTCGCCAAGCAGTTCGGGAAGAACAAGAGCGAGGTGAAGAAACTCGTCGAAGAGGGCAAGATCGGTTTCCCCGAAGTGCAGAAGGCCATCGAAGCATTGACGAACGAGGGCAGTAAGTTCGGCGGCTTGATGGAAGCGCAGTCGAAGACGATCAAAGGACAGCTATCTAACATCGAGGACGCGTGGGAGCAGATGATAAACGAGATCGGGCGCAGCCAAGAGGAGAATATCTCGGGCGCGCTCGACATCACGGGCAAACTCATCGAGAATTGGCGGACGATCGGGAAGGTGCTACTCTATGTGATTTCTATTTACGGCGCATACCGGGCGGCGACGATGCTCGCAGCCATAGCAACGCGAATCAATGCCGCGGCGGCGCAGAATATGGCCTACCAGCAGAAGCTCGCCGCGATGCAGGGTATCGTGTTGACGAATGCGCAGGCGGGCATGGCAGCGGCAACTTCCACGGCGCGATACGCGTTTGAGTCTTTGAAAACGGCCTTTATGTCGAACCCTTTCGGGATGCTCGCCACAGCGATTACGACCGTCATCTCGGCCATTGTCATCTTCCGAAAAGAAGTCGACGAAACGACCCAAATGTCTGAGCGTTTCGGCGAGAGCGCGGCAAAGTCTATTCAACAGGTCGACATGCTCGGCACAGCGCTAATGGGGCTGGACGAAGGCACGGGCGTATACAAGAAGACGATGGACGAACTCAACACCATTCTCGAAGAGTACGGCATCACGCAGATTAAGGAGGGCGACAACATCGACTCTATCAACGAGAAGCGCAAGCAGGCGATCGAGCTTATCAAGGAGGAGGGTGTGGAACGCCAACGGCTGAACGCGATACAGACGGCGAATGATGCGTTTGAGAAGAACACAGAAGACGCCACCAAAAAACTCGGGGAGAGTTTGTCGAAGGTTTCACGGGATGCGGTAATTGACGGCCACCTTGTGCAGCTCGCGATGAAGGAAGTCAACAAGAACGGCAAAGATCTGGCTCCTATTATTGCAGAGATTGTCAAAGAGAATGGGCGTCTTACAGCCGAAAAGACCGGAGAAGAGCTGAAGAAGGGACGAGAGCAAGTCTACGATATCATTATTCAGCACTTACAAAAGATGGGGTACTCTTCCGAGGAACTATCTGGGGGAAGAGCGTTTCAAACAGGAGGCTTTACGGGCGGAAACGCGCTGTATGACTTCATTGATGCAGTTGGAGAATCCGTCGTTGCACGAGAGCGAGCAATAGACGTGGCGGAGAGGAATGTCAAAGCTCTAAAAGCAGAATCAGAAGCCACACTGACCTCGGCCGAGCGCATCGAAGCAGGCCAGCGAAAGATTCTCAACGCCAGCAAGACGGCCGACGAACTCTACAAGAACGTATCGCGCATCGTCAAAGACTTTTCGGAGAATACGCTCAATTTCCACTTCAACTTCGACGGAGAGCCCCCCGAGTGGATGCTTAAAATGGACTTCGAGGAAACGCGAAGACTTGCCGCGTGGTTTACATCGAAAGCCGAGGATATGAGGCGGAATAACCAAAAAGTCGCGGTATTCTCAAACGGCAAGACGATGTCCGTAGGGGAAATGGCGCAAGAAGGGCTCAACTATTCAAAAGCTAATCAAGCGCGAGCCGCCCGCCAAGAAGCCGCCCGAAGGAAGGCCGAGGAAGACCGCAAACAAGCGGCCAAAGACGCAAAGGCCGAAGCCAAGCGACGAGCGAAAGCTGCCGCCGACGCACGAAAGAAAGCCGAAGAGGAGCGCAAGCGCATCGCACTCGAAAAGCACGACCTCGCGCAGGAAATCGAGAAGTACAAGGATTCGATCATCGAGAAGGAATACGAAAGCAGTCTCGAAATCCGCCAAAACAACATCAACCTCCTCGAAGACGGATACGAGAAGGAGCGACAACAAATAGAACTCAACTACGAACGCCTGCTCTTCGAGAACAAGAAGCGTTCGGACGCAATGGTCGAAGCCATCAAGGAGAACAAAATGCGCGAATGGAAAGTCGCGAACCCGAAGGCGACGAAAGAGAAAGAGAACGCATATCGCGACAAGCTCAACTTGACGGAGAAAGACCTCGATCCGTCACAAAGAGCGATGCTAGCGCAATACAAGAGCGTAGCCGACGACACGCGCGTCAAAGCATCGGGCGATCTCTACAAGCGCGCCATTGCCGAGTTTCAGGACTACGACACACGACGCACCGAAATCACGAAAGAGGGCGAACAGAAGCGCGCCTCAATCGAGGAGTATTTCTCACAATACGCCCGAGAACTGCAAGAAGTGATCGCCAAGGCGGGCAAGGACAAGAACGACGCCCTCGCGAAATTCGACTCCGAAGCACACACCGCGGCCGAGAAGCGCGAAAAGGAAGCGAGTCAAAAGCTCGCCGACATCGCCGGCACGAAGGAACGCGCCCTCGAAGAATCGAAGCGCAAGCAGGAGAAGGACATCAAGGCCGTGAACGACGAGGAGATCGAAAGCTTGCAGAAGACCTCCGCGCTCTTCGTTAAACTCTTCGGCGACGCATCGGAGAAGAGCCGAAAGGAACTGCGCGGCGTGATCACCGAAACCGAGAACCTCTTGAGCTATCTGCGGAACACCGACGACAAAGACCTCGTCGCCTCGTTCGGCTTTTCGGAGAAACAGCTGCACAATCTCAAACAATCGCCCGAGAAGCTGAAGGACATCACCGAGCAACTCAAACGATTGAAGGACGCGGCGAAGGACGGAAACCCGTTCGGCGAACTTGCGGACGCGATTAACGACGTATTCAAGAAGGCCGAGAAGGGCGAAAGCCTAAAGCCCCTCGAGGTGCGTTTGAAGCGATTAGGCACGTCCACCGCCGAAGCAGCCGACGAGATCGGGAAAATCGCGGCGAAGCTCTCCGCACTCTTCGAAGCAGCGGGCAGTCAGAACATGGCCGAACAAGCCGAGGGGCTGATGAACGCGATGAGCACCGTGTCGAACATCGGAAAGGGCTTTGCACAAGGCGGCATTGTCGGGGCGATTGAAGCCGGGGCAATGGAGGTACTCGGCTACGTGACTAAGGCCTTTCAAGCGGCCGCCGTACACAAGAAGGCGCTGCTCGACATTCAGAAGCAAATCAACGACCAGCAACTGCAATACAACGAACTCCTCCGTGCCGAACAGCGCGAAGCCCGCGACCTCGAAACGATCTTCGGTTCGGACAAGTTGACGAAGGCGCGCCGATCCCTCCTCCTCGCAAAGGACTGGGAGGACGACATCAAGCGCAGCATCAAGGGCGACCTTGAGGCGCTCAACGAACATCGCTTTGAGCTCGTAAAGAAAATGCAATGGCAGGGCGGACGCCTACTCGTCGACACGAAGACCGAGGGCGACAACTATGGGCTGGGCATGTTCAGCGTCAAGACCGGCCACGCCAAATCGGGGTTCTTCGGTTTGGGAAAGGGGCGCGACTTGTATAGCGGTTTGACACAGATTGCCGAATACAAAGACCTCGTCAAAGCCAACGGCCACCTCAATCTCGAACTTGCCAAGAGCATCGCGGCGACCCGAGAGTTTGAGGGCGACGGCAAGAAAGCGTTCGAAGCGCTCATCAAGAAGGAGGAAGACTTCGAAGCGGCGCTCAAACAGATGGACGACTATCTCGGCGGCCTTTTCGGCAACTATGCGTCGGACATTATGGACGCGGTGGTCGACGCTTTCGAACGCGGCACAGACGCGGCCGAAGCCTTCGGCGACGTGACGAAGAAGGTGATGCGCAATGTGGCAAAGGACATGGTGCAAGCAGCCGTTCTTCAGCCCGTCATTCAGAAACAATCCGAGTTGGTGAAACAAGCCTTTGCAAGTGGAAACCGCGAAGAGTACATCAAAGCATTAGGCGAAGCGTCCAGAGCATTTGCCGACGTGCAGAAGGTTGCACAGGAGGAATACAAGAACATGGCCGATATTTTCAAGAAGAACGGCAACGACATCACCGCCGACAGCGCCGCAAGCCGCGAAGCCTCGCAAAAGGGCATCGCCACCGCGTCGCAGGACTCCGTCGACGAACTCAACGGACGAATGACCGCCGTGCAAGGCCACACGTTCGACATCGCCGAGAACACCCGAATGCTCCTCGCCACGACAAACGAAATCTTGAAGGGCGTGGTCGGCATCGAACGCAACACTGGCAACGTCCACACGCGCCTTTCGGTCGTCGAGCAGCATTTGAAATCCGTCAAAGACACCGTCGGCGACATTGCCCTCAAAGGAATAAAAATCAAGCAATGAACACATTAGACTATTCAGAACGGCTTTTCTTCGGCGAGGCGGACGTTCTGGAATACACCTACGTCTGCACGGCATTCGGGGGCTTTGACGAACTGATCGCCTTTCCGCCGTTGAAGACCCCGCCCGCGAACGATTGGCACGAAGAGCGCGGTTTCGACCCCGATCTCTCCGACCCCGTGCTCGACACGCGCGAGGTAACGCTGAGACTCTCCGCCACCGGTCAATGGGACTACGAAGGCACCATCGGAATGCTCGAAGTGTCTCCCGTTATTGACGTGCGCGCCCCGAGCATCGGACGTTCCTGGTCGCTGCGTTTCATCGCGCCTACCGGCGGCGCCAACGCATCGACCTTCGGGCTCAAATTCGCCGACGACACCCCGATGCAGGGCTACACGTACCAGCCCCCCAATGCCGAGAAGGAGCGCGAGTGGATATTGAGCACCTCGCGGCGCGATGATTTCGTGATCACCGAAAGCCCGAAACGCTCCTTTGCCGACTACGGGGCACGCGTACTCGGCGACGTGGTCGACGAAATGGAACGGCGCAACGAAGTGAAGACGGGATTACTCCGCAAGTTTTCGACAAAACCCGGGGCGTTTTACGACAAATCCGCCATGTTTTTCGAAAAAGGCGGCGACCGTCAAGTGCAACTCCTGATGCGCGCCGACACCCTCGCCGAACTTTGGCGAAATTACGACGCGCTGCTCTTCGACCTCATCCGCCCCGGTGCGCGACGATACAAGGAAGCGCCGTTTTATTACAGCTCGTGCCGCGTCGACAAGTTCATTCCCGACGAGCCGCGGCCGTGGCTGCAATTCACCCTCACTCTCACATTCTACGAAGGTAGTTCCGAAAAATCTTACTACGAATTATGATCATCTATTCCCCCACCGGCGCAACACTTCTCGATGTGATGCCCGACGATAACTCCTATCGCCACCGCGCGATTATGGGCGACAATGCGCTCACGCTCTATTTCTCCCTCGCACAACACGTCGAAATTCCCGTCGGCGCGTATTGCGAACACGGCGGCGAGCACTACACGTTGATGCGCCCCGAAGCCCTCAAAATGCAGCACACGCGGCATTTCGACTACACCATCGAACTCGAAGGCGAGCAGGGCAAGATGTCGATTTGGAAATTCCGCAACCCAATCGACGGCCGTCTGCGTTTTTCGCTGACCGCGCGCCCGAAGGAACACCTGCAAATGCTCGTCGACAACCTCAATCGCCGCGACTCGGGGTGGACGGTGGGCGAATGTATCGAGAGCGCCGAGCGTGTGGTGAACTACGAACACGCCTTTTGCCGCGATGCCCTCGCGCTGATGGCGAAAGCATTCGACACGGAATACGAGATCGTGGGGAAACGTATCTCGCTCGGTGCCGTGGAACACGACCGCGCAAACGCCCTGCCGCTCTCCTATGGTAAGGGCAACGGCTTTGTGTCGGGGGTGGCACGAACGAACAGCGAAGACAGCGTGCCGACCGAGATTCTCTACGTGCAAGGGGGCGAACGCAACATCGACCGATCGAAGTACGGCGCGAGTACACTGCATTTGCCCCTCAATGCCACCATAGGCTTCGACGGCGCGCGTTTTGAGGGCGAAACGGGCTACGATGCCCGAAAGGCACGCCGCTATCGCACGGACGAAAAGGGCTTCTCCGTGCAACGTGCCGACCGCCCCCTTTCGTCGAAGGCCGAGGACAGCGTCGATTTGACCGACATTTACCCGAGTCGCATCGGAACGGTGGCGGAGGTCATCACGGCAGACGAGAAAAAGCACTTCTACGACTTCACCGACCCGACGATTCCCGAGACACTCGACTTCGAGAAGTGTTTGATTGCAGGTGAGAAGATGACCGTTATCTTCCAAAGCGGTATGCTCTCGGGGCGCGAGTTTGAGGTGAAATACGCCCACGCGGCATCGGGCAAGAAGCCACGGCGCTTTGAAATCGTGCCGCAGGAGATCGACGGAATGACAATGCCCGGGGGCGTGTTCGTTCCCCGCGTGCGCGACAAGTACGCCGTCTTTCATTGCATGCTCCCGCAGGCCTACATCAACGACACGGCCACGCGGACGGGGGCGGAATGGGACTTGCTGCGCAAAGCGGTGAAACATCTTTACAGCCACGAAGACCCGAAGTTTTCATTCACCGGTACACTCGACGGCATTTGGGCGAAGCGCAACTGGGCGAACGTGGGCGGACGCTTGAAGATCGGTGCGTTCATTCTCTTCTCCGACAAGCAGTTTCAACCCGAGGGCGTGGCCGTGCGCATTGTCGGCATCAAGGACTACATCAACACGCCGCACTCGCCCGAAATCGAACTCTCGAATGCGCCCGTGTCGTCTTCGTTCGGCACGACGTTGAAGGCGTTGGAGAGTGCGGCCGTGGCCGTCGATGAGAAACACCACGAAGCGTTGCAATACAGCAAGCGCCGATTCCGCGACGCGCAGGAGACGGCCGAAATGATCGGGGCGGCGCTCTCCGATCGGTTCACTAATGCCATAAGCCCCGCGGCGGTGCAAACGATGTCGCTCCTCGTCGGCGACGAAAGTCTGCAATTCCGATTTGTGGGCAGCCGCACGAACCCGACGGCCGTTCCCCACGCCGTGACCTACAACGCGAAGACAAAGACGGTGAACGCGGCGAGCGGCATCTTGCAGCACCTCACACTCGGCATTCGCACGGTGAGCGCCAAGCACAGCCCTTTGGAATATCGCTTTTGGGACGTGGCGGCATTCACGAGCGGACGACTTGACGACGCGGCGAAGAAGTACTACCTCTATGTTCGCGCCCCTCGAAACGGCAACCGCGCGGAGTTTGTGCTGAAGGAATCGCCCGTCGGTTTTGAGAGCGACGCGGCAAATTATCACCTTCTGGTCGGGGTGCTCAACAGCGAGTACGACGGCGACCGCAGTTTTGCGCCTTTGTACGGATTTTCTGAGGTGCTCCCGGGGCGTATCACCACAGATCGTGTGGCCACTTCCGACGGCCGTTCGTTCTTTGACCTCGCGGCGGGTGAAATGCGGCTCGGCGATTCGTTGGTTTATCAGAACGGCCGCTTGTCACTTCGCGGCACGTTGGTACAGAATGAGGGCGGCGTTACTTCTCCGTTGGCTTGTTATCGCGGTGAGTGGAACGCAACAACGACGTACTACAACGGCGACGAGGTGCGCCACACGGACGCGGAGGGCGTGGTTTCGACCTATCGCTACATCGGCGAGCGTTCCTCTTCGGGTGCTCCGCTGACGGACAAAACGAAGTGGACGATTTCGGCATCGGGCGTGAAGGGTCGAGACGGCGACGCGGGTAAGAGCGCACCGCCGACGGGGGCAAACCTCATCGACGGCACGAGCTTTCGGAATATGGAGGAGGTGCGCCGCTGGAAAAATTTTGACCGCTTTACTTTTGATCCGTCGCAAACCGACCGAGTGCACCCTTTGGCACAAGCCGTGTGCGCGCTTAAAGATTTGAACTGGGTCAAAGGTTCTTTGGAGATTGCAAGCCTTTTGCGCCCGAACACGACCTACACAATCTCGATTTATTCGAAGGGCGCACCGGGGATACTTGCTGTGCATTATGCTGCTTCACCCGGAACGGATCGTTACGTGCAATGCAATAACGTTGACAGAAGCAAGTGGAAACGCCACACTTATACGTTCACGACGACCGATACCGTCCCCGACAACGCGAACATCTTTTTGGGTTGCACGGATATGCTGGCGAAAACCTACTTTTCGGCGCTGAAGTTGGAAGAAGGAGAGGAGGCGACCGCGTGGTGCTTGTCGGAAAATGACAAAACGGGAACACCGGCGGCAAATCCGAACCTTTGGCATTGTACCGATTACGTGACGCGCCCCCACTTTACCAAGGGATATTTTTACGGAAAACCCTATGAGAGCATTTTGCCCGGCGGAGTGGACGGCGATAACTATTTCCATATAGAAGGAAATAACGAGGAACGTGTAGCCCACATGTTGGACGAACCATTAGGCGATCGTTATCCTCGGGGCACGTGGTACACTATTTCTTTTAAGTGCCGAGGGAGCGGTTCTGCTAGGTTTCATTGCTACCCGGGGGGATGGAAGAAGAATCAGCATTACTTTCCACGTATCAAGAGGGAGGGGATTGACGGGATAGGAAGTGGTTATCTTATCTTGTATTTCAGGCTTACAAAAGAGTGGGTAACGCATTCGTTGAGCTTTTTCTACGACGAAGAGGACGATTTGCCTACAATGTTGAGAACGCATTTCTCTTTTCCGAAAAGCGAGGGGAACTATCTGGACATTTGTCACGCGAAGATGGAGACGGGCGAGTTCGCCACGCCGTGGTGCTTGTCGGAGATGGACAAGAAAGGCGAGAGCAGCTACACACACGTAGCGTATTCCAACAGCCCGAACGGCAATCCGTGCACACTCGATCCAAAGGGCGAAAAATTCGCCTACCTCGGAACCTATACGGACGAGAACAAGGATGCATCGACAGACCCCGCCCGCTACGTTTGGGCAAAGGTGCAGGGCGAAAAGGGGGACAACGGACGCGGTGTGAGCCGCATGCGTGCTTTCTATATGCTGACCACCGAGAGGGACGCGCCGCAGCCCGACACGTCCGGGTGGACGGAGGACGCGCCGCAGCCCACGAAGGAGTGCCCGTGGCTTTGGAGCTACGAACGCTCGGAGTATACCGATGGCGGTACAGACAAAACCGTGGTGCGACTGATTGGACACTACGGAAAGGACGGCACGAACGGCACGAGCATTCGGGCGCAGTACAGCGTAGACGCGCGGACGTGGCACGACGATTTCGCCGCGGGCGATGTGTGGATGCGTACGGGCAACGGCGCAACGTGGGGCGGTGCGCTGCGCGTGGTGGGCGAATCGGGAGCGGACGGCAAAAGCCCCGTTTATGATTTCGCCGCGTCGACACAACTTTCCACTGCATCGGGTACAACGCCGCCGACTATTCGGGGAACGTGGCAAGACGCGCCCCCGACGCTCCTCGAGGGCGAGGTGCTTTGGTATCGGCTCACCGCGGCGAATGGCAAAATCACCTACGGCCGTTTGAGCGGAGAGAAGGGAAAACCGGGCGACGTTGGGAGCACAAGCTACATACACATGGCTTATGCCAACAGTCCCGACGGCAAGAAAGACTTCACCTTGGAAGAAGACCTCGGGCGAAACGCTGTAGAGGATTTCCGCTACTTCGGTATCTACTCCGATTTCGACGAGTTCGCAAGCCATACCTACAGTGATTATACGTGGACGCAGCTGCGAGGAGGGGATGGCCTTGCACCGAACCCGAATCTTCTCGACGGCACGAACTTTGAAAGCCGCGTGCCGTGGGCGACGTTCAACGTCTCAGAAAGTGCTTACTCGTTCAACGGAAAGCCGACACAACACGGATTTAGCATACTTGCAGAAGGGCAATTCCGAGATCTCCTTGTGCAAGAGATTACCTCCGTCTTGAAAGTGGGACAAACCTATACCTTCTCCGCGTGGATGCAAGCCCGTGGGACATTGACGTGGATATTCTCGGGAGTAGAGTTCGCCGAAGCCCCCAAAGTGAACGGCGTACAGACTGGAAACGCAAGTGGAGCAGGAGAATTTCCCCCGAATAAGAAATCCGAAGCGTTTGAACGTGTGACGGTTACGTTCAGAGTGAAGAGAATAACCGCTAATGAGCAGTACTTCTATATCCGCTCTTGGGGACGTTCTTCGGCAAACATTGTAGACCCGAAGTTAGAAGTTGGAGCGATTGCCACCCCGTGGTGTTCCTCCGAGCGTGATCTTCGCGCCGATTACCGCGAACTGCGCTTTGCCGTGAACGGATCGCCCACGCAACCGCCTGCGATTTCTTCCGATAGACGAACACCCGACGGGTGGAACATCGCGCAGCCCGTTGTTGGAGTCGGGCAATACCTGTGGATGACCTCTGCAACGGTGAGCCGCTACGAAACGGCGTTACTCGACCGCTGGAGTACGCCGACGCGCATAACGCCCGAAGACGGAAAGAACGGCCGCGACGGCGAAGCCCCTGCTATGGTGTATCGTGGCGTATGGGACGCGTCAAAAGAGTATTACGGCACAACGCACCGCCGTGATGCTGTATTTTACAACGGGGCGTACTACATTGCGAGAACCGATGCCGATACGTTCCGCGGTGTTGTCCCGACCGAGATATCGAAGTGGAACGACTTCGGCGCAAGTTTCGAGAGCGTGGCCACACAGTTGTTGCTCGCCGAGCACGCGAATGTGGGGCGCTGGATCTTGAGCGACGGCAATCTGGTTTCGGATTTAGTCGACACGCAGACGCACATCAAACTGAACGCACGGGACAACGAGATATGGTTGCATTCGGCAGCCGTTGATTTCGCCCCCACAGATGTGCAAAATGTAACGGGAGACATTGTATTGGCGGCTCGGTCGGGAGGTCTCGGGACTTCTTTTTCATTCCGAAAGAATACAAATACGTACAACGCACGAACCTTTCTATCTTGGCGGGGCGTATCGGCCGACATTGACCACGTCCCCGACCCGAGCGCCCCCCGCGATCAAAGACGCGAAGCAATTTCGGGACGAATGACATGTGACGACAAAGGAATTGCGGTCGGCGTTTCGGGAATTGCGATAAATCAAGGGGAGGGCGAAGCGTTCGGCGGGTATTTCGTCAATCTAAAAGCCCTCGGTCTTGTCGTTGGTTTGAAGCGTGTAGGCGAACAAAACAATAACGCCGTGTCGCTCAACTTGTCGGATACACGCGTCGTCGGGCTGCACGACAACTTCGGGAACGTCGACGTGCGGTTGCCTGCGAAGGCTTCCGAAGGCCAAACAATCGTCTTCACACAAGTAGGGCGCGGCACGATGAAGATTCTCCCTCCCGTTGGAGAGTCGAACCACCGATTCGGTAACTACTCCGAGCGCATTCTTTCTGAGTGTAGCGTCAATCGAAGTAAAACAGTTCGCCTCACGCTCCTCCGAAACGTCAACATCGGGAACGAGCGTGGCATCCATCTTTGGATCGTAGAAGAATAACCCTCACAGAAACTAAATATGAAATGCGAAATGCAAGAAGTTCTAATCCGTTATGCTGAACAGCATCTTTACTTACACATTGTCCTCATCACCCTTTGTGCCGCCGCGATTCTCGTTGCGATGGGCGTCGATCTCTTTTTCGGTATTCGCAAGGCACACGAACGCGGACAGCCCACGACATCGCGGGGGCTGAAGATGACAAGCCGAAAGGCCGTGAAATATCTTGTCCCGTTCCTCGTCCTTACACTCATCGACATTATCGGCACAGCGGTCTTTTCCGCTCCCTACCTTTCGATGGCGTGGGCTGGCTACTGCTTGCTCTGCGAGTTCAAGAGCGTACGCGAAAAGGCTTGGGAGAAAGAGGAAATCGACAAACAAAATAGAATCGTACAAACGACGATTGCGGAGGGCGATTTGGAGAAAGCGGCGAAGAAATTTGTAACGGCATTCTTTGCCGAAGCCGAGCGACAAGGCTTGCCCGTAAATTCACAAGATCATGTACCCGAAAACGCAGAACAATGACCATGAGCGACGTATCATGTACCCGAAACCGTGAAATCGGGTATATGAGAAACGTCTATTTGAAACAAAACGCACTACTAAACCACCAAAATAATACGAAAATGCAAATCCTTATTCAACGCCACGCCCTAAAGGAGGGCTACACCATCGGACGCATGGAAATCAACGGCCGATACTTTTGCGACACACTCGAAGACACCGACCGCGGTTTGTCGGGAGAGATGTCAGAAGACGAAATCGCCGCGCTCAAAGTGAAGGGCGCGACCGCCATCCCCACCGGCACGTATCGCATCGACATGCAGACGCGCTCCCCGCGCTTCGGCCGTGTCCTCCCTCGGCTTCTCCGCGTGAAAGGCTACGCCGGTGTATTGATCCACAACGGTAACACGGCCGCCGACACCGAGGGCTGCATCCTCGTGGGCGAAAACCGCGAACGCGGCAAAGTGCTCAACAGCCGCGCAACGCTTGAACTCCTGCTTGTCCTCCTCCGCGAAGCACAAGCCGAGGGCGAAGAAATCGAACTTGTCATCACACGTTCCGCGACCAACTGACGAGCATTCCTCGGTAGTTCGCCCCCGCGCGTCGATTCTTTTCGTTTAGCGGGATAAGCCCGCCGACCTTTCCGAGGAAGTCCTCGAAATGGGAGTCCCGATAAAACGAACTCACAAGGATTTCTTATAAGTTCAAATGCGTAGCGTCGATTCTTTCCAAAAATCGGGAAATTGGAAAGAAATCATCTGATTTCGGGCGACAAGGGCACGCAAGGCGTTCCAAATCGCTCTAATCCTTTCCAAATCTCGCTAAATTGGAAAGAATCGACCGCAAGCGCAAATACGTTTTACTCTCAAATCTTCATCAAATGAATAAGAATGCCCCCTCTCCGATGCCCAACGATTGGCTGTTTCTTTTGCTCGTTGCGCTTGGCGCAGTGTGTTTCTCCGTCGTCTTGACGCTACTTGCAAGCTGCACGACGACACGAATTGTAGAACGCCGCACCACGCGCACCGACACCCTCCGCATTGTGCAGCGCGACACCCTCCGCGAACTGAGCACCGTGTACGATAGCGTTTTTCTCCACGACAGCGTCTATTTTGATGGCAATACACTCGTGAAGGAGCGCAACCGCGACCGCCGGCACGTTCGCCGCGACACGAGCTGGCGTTCGCGCGTGGACGATCGGAGCGCGTCCACCCACTCCACGGAATCACACAAAGAGAAGACGGCAACCGCCCCGTGGTGGTACGACTGGCGGCTGTGGGCTCTTATCGGTGTTGTCACGTCGTTTATCGTTCTCAGGCATGTGTTGCGGAGATAAAGAAAAATCTGTACCTTTGTAGCAGACTATTGTTTTTCATGGTGTAATAGGTTTGCCCCGAGTGCTTTTGCATTCGGGGTTTAGCTTTTTCGTGACCTCACGAAAAAGGTCTTGCGCTTTCCGTAAATACGTCCAAAACGCGTCCAAGATTAGAGCGAATTGCCCCGTTTCTTGAACGCGTTTCGTTTGTATGTAGCTGGTCTGCAGTTGATTGGGAAAAGTCCAAAAGAAGTCACCGTTTATCGAACAGCGACATCGCTTCTGCCTTTGCCGAGTTGGCGATGTCGATGTATGGTTTCATCGCGCTGTAGTCACTGTGCCCCGTCCACTTCATTACGATATTCGCCGGGATTCCCATCATAAGGGCGTTGCAAATAAAGGTTCGTCGACCGGTGTGCGTCCCAACAAAGGCGTATTTCGGGCGCGTGTCCTCGATACGCTCTCCTCCTTTGTAGTACGTCTTTGTTATCGGAGCGTTGATCTCACATAGTTCGCACAATTCGTGCAGACGCTTGTTTGTCTTATTATTGCTTATTCTTGGGAATACATATTCTTCATCTACTCCTCTGTAGCGATTGAGTATTTCAAAGGCGTATTTGTTCAACTCTATTGTAATAGTAGAAGAGGTTTTTATTGTTGTGATTGTAATTGTTTTTTCCGACACACTCGACCACTTCAAATTCTGCATATCAGAGAAGCGCAAAGAGGTGAAACAGCAGAAGCAAAAAGAATCTCGTGCAATCTGGAGACTCTTCGTTGTCCCAAGTTCTTTTTCGTATGTTCGGCCGTGGTAGTCTTGTAGTTGGACTTTCGTGCCCTTAGGAGGGAATTTGTAATTATAGATTCGCATCAGCTCTTCCCATTCGAGGAATACAATCGCATTCTGAAGACTCTTCGTCTTTAATGAGAACTTTTGGTAGTCCAAATTTGTGTTGTAGCCTTTCTTCGTAGCCCAACGTAGAACCCAAAACAACACTCCCACAATAAGCTTGACAGTCGAATCGCGAAGATTCTTGCCTTCTCGTAGAAAGAGCACAAAATCATTTAATCGCTTTTCGGTCAGCCGCCCGAACGTCAAATCGTGATCAAACTCATCAATATAGTTGACCATTTTGCGAAACGATTTACATGTGCTTAAGCTCCATTGATTTTGCTTTGGCACTTCAGAGTAGTAGAGTTCGAAATAATCGAAGATGAGCGCTTGCTTCCCCCCTGTTGCCTTTTTCCTCGCGAAGTGTTCTGCAAGTTCTTTCTTTATTTCAGCGCTTGTAGGCTTTACCTTGCCCAACATACATTGATGCTCGTATGCACTGAAGTGTTCCGCTATTTTAGCCAACGCGGCATTGATTGTTGAGTACGTGACACCAGCGCCTGCCGTCGAACCTTTTTTTACTTGCTGTTTGTTTTGATCCCACTTCGTCGGTGCGACCTTATATCCGGTCGAAGAGATAAACCGCGCCCCAAAAATAGAGATGCTCACTCGTATGGGACAATCCCCATGTTTGTCTGCTCGCTTGTCAAGATAGAAGTTTACTGCCATATTGTTTTTCAAGTGTGTGCGCAAAGTTACGCACGGTTTTTGATTGAACGCATTTGTACAAAGTCAAATCTAATTAAACGCAAACCCAAAAAGAAGGGCTGTATTGGTGGGTTTCTCGAACGCGTTGTTATTGATTTTAATACTGGGTGGCTTTCGGCGAAAGTCCTCTTCGCTCGGAAGAGAACACGCACGCAGGGCAGGAAAAGAGGGCTTTTTGAAAGAGCGAAATTTCAAGGATTCGTTTTTTCTGTGTACTTTTGCGCATAACTACCAGCCCACAAACACT